GAACACATTTCAATTGCTGAGTTTGTGTTTGCTGGTCCATTACCACGATCTTCTTCATTCTTGAAATATTGAATAGTAAAGTCTTGAGAATACTCTTCACATACTTCTAAAGTAGAGTCATCTTTAGAATGATCTGAGATACAAACCTCAAAGTTTTTAAATGTTTGCTTTGCAATACTTGCAAATAATTCTCTAAGATAATTTGGACCTACACCACTCATTTCATAAGTGGGAATAGCAATTGATAAGTCAATCATAGTTTTATCCAACTGCTAGGAACAACATCACAGGTATTATTCTTTGCAGTATATCCCTCACCAAACCAACGATTAGGTGCAATTACAGTTCCACAATTAGCTAACCAAGCACCCCACCATGAGAAAGATGAGTTAGCAATGATAAAATCATCACATAAAGACATTAAACATAAATCATAACGATTATCATTCCCTTCGGCAATCATAAATCGATCAGGTTTAAATAGTTCTTGCTCTTTACACCATTTAGGATCATCAGAGAATACAATTACATTACGATCATCATCAAACTTAGACAGTGCTTCTTGATAATATTCAAGACTACATGGTGGATGATCTTTAGCCTTTTCTATGTAATCAGTTCTGCGAACATGTAGTGCAATAGGATTCTCCACTTGTTCAATAAAAGAAGTACATGTCTCCTGAATCCCATCATGGAAAGTAAAATCTTCCCTAATACTATCAGCAATATGCTCAAAGTATTTTTCCGTTTGAAAATAACCGTGTAAACAAATTTGATCAGGACAGTTATCTACATATTCCTGATCATAATGAAATTGTTTTTCTGAATAATAAAGAGGTTGAAGTTGATATCCACGATTTTTATTATTGGACATAGCAAATGTCTCAAATAATTGATGATCTTTCCACTCATTCTGAAAATCTGAATGAGGGATACAGAAGTCATACCCATGAATTGCTGCAATACCACGAAGTGCAGAATATTGAAACATTTGATTGCCAAGTCTGCCGTTGAGACCTAGATGATTGAAACCGATCATAAGAACTTTAAGATAGTGTTAACTCTGTTAATAAATGTATGATTCTCTTTTACAAACAACATTGCTTCTCTGATATTAATTTGTTCCTCAGAGTCTGCAGTCAAGAGATTTTCGTATAAAGTTTCTGGTGTTCCACCGAAAGCAACATAATCACAAAATGCTCGTTTTACAAATGGTGAATTTGTTCCAGTAATTCTACCATAACTTATATTTTTAAATATTCTACATGGAATATATCCACATTGCAAGTGCCAATCACTACGAAAATCAGGACATATGAATGATGATCTAATTAATAGTCTATTCTCTTCAAATGATGCATTTTGTGTGAAGACTTGAAATTTAACATCACCTTCTCTATCCAAAATATTTGCAATTGCTTGAGCCCACCATGGACCTTGCTCATAAAGCATTCCAATATAATTTAATTCTTTATTAGAATTACTAAATTTAGCAGGATTATTCTCATCAATTTCATGAGGAAGTAAATCTGTCCCCCATGTTTGATATAAACAACGAATTTTTTCATCCCAATATGCTAAGTGCTCAATCTTTTCGTGTTTTTCATACCTAGGAAGATAGTTTCCTAGTTTTAAAACATTATCAAATGGGACTCCAGCATCAGTAAGATACTTAGTATCAATATGATGAGTGATGTATTTACAATCCTTACGGATAGGCATACCCTCTTTTACAGAATCCTCAGTAAAGAAAACTGAACCCTTAAAATCATATTGCTTTAGATTATCTCTAGAATCAATCCAATAAACTTCATGTCCAAGATACTTAAATGCTTTGTAATATGAACTATGGATGTAACTATGAGTATGTTCGTGTAGTTTATGTCCCCAGATATAAATTTTCATGATATCATTCGTAGTTGTGGATTAGATGCTTTTGCACCGATTGTTGTAATACAATGTACTTCACCGGAATCAAGTTCAATTTCTTTTACTTTATTCCAATCAAAATCATATTGAATAATAACTCCTCTAGAACTTCCAACCCAAAAGTTATCATTTGAAAAAGTTAGTCCTTTGAGATTTCTCTCACCAAGATTTTTTTCAAATTCATTTAGATTGCGAACAGTTCCATCTTGAGTAGATAATGTGTAAATCTCATCATCATATTCCATTAGATTATAGCACATTGATCCAACATTGTAATGCATATGATGGACAAGTGATGATCCAATATCATCATATACAAGAATCATATCAGAACCTGTTAATATATGAAGTTGATTATTGTAAATACAAGTAGATTTAAATTTTTGTTTTATTGGTGTCCATTCTTTCCAGTGCTCACCATTGAATAATATTAGTCGATCTTCAGCAGAACAAATTAATTCCCCTTTCCAAAAACTTAAGTCAGTAATTTTTTCAATTGCAAAATCACTAGGTTCTTCAATAGAATCTAATCTAAGTTTTTTATCAAGAACTAAAATATCACTTTTATACTCAGTTCTATCGTTGTTAGTAGAAACATAATACCTACCAAAAAACTTTTCTATCCCAGTATAAGATCCCTTTCCACTATCAATAGGTGTAATTACACCATCTTCCCTTACATAAAGTAAAGAATCAGAAGTTCCTACCAGAAACATCAGTCATTACCATTAGATTGTTTTTTAATCCATTCGTAAGTAATTGCAATACCTTCCCTCAAAGGCAAACTATAATCCCACTCCAACATTTTACGAATTAAATCATTATTTGAATTTCTAGCTTTAACACCAATACAATTAGCATTAATCTTATGCACCCGTTTAACAGGTTTACCTGCTACATCAGAAACAATATCTACAAGTTCGTTAATAGATACCATTTCTTCTGATCCAATATTTACCGGACCACTCCAATCAGATTGCATCAGTCTCCAAGTTGCTTCAATTGCTTCATCAATGAATAAGAATGACCTAGTTTGTTCACCATCACCCCACACTTCAACGTGTCCACCAACATCAGGAACCTCAGCAACCTTGCGACACATAGCAGCAGGTACTTTTTCCTTACCACCAGTCCAGGTTCCTTCAGGTCCAAATACATTATGATAACGACCAACCTTTACATCTAGACCATATTGTCTAGCAAATGCAAAGTACAACCTTTCACTAAAAAGTTTTTCCCACCCATATTCAGAATCTGGTTGTGCAGGATATACACTTGCTTCTGAAGTATCAATATCATCTACATCCTCTTGATTCAACTCAGAATAAACACAGGCAGAAGATGAATAAAAAACTTTAGTAGTATCGAGTGAAGTAATTGTTGCTGCTCTTAGAATATTCAGATTAATCTGAACAGAGTTGTGCATAATATTTGCATCATTTTCACCGGTAAAGAGATACCCTGCACCTCCCATATCAGCAGCAAACTGATAGATCTCGTCAAAGGAACGGTTACAGACATTCAATGCTATTCCATCATCAGTCAAATCACCAATGATAAATTCATCTGCTTCGGTTTCTGAAAACTCTGGATACTTCAGATCAACTCCACGAACCCAATACCCTTCTTTTTTAAGGCGACGAACCATGTGACTTCCGATGAAGCCACCTGCTCCACATACTAATGCTGATTTCATGATCTCACTGTTTCTTGATTTTTGTACCATTCATATGTTTTTTGAATCCCTTCACGAAGTTTTACCTTAGGATTCCATCCTGTTGCTCTAATTCTAGACACATCCATAACCTTCCGCATCGTTCCGTTAGGTTTATCAGTATCCCACATTATATGACCTTCATATCCAACAACTTCAGCAATCATCTCAGCAAGTTCTCGGATAGAGATCTCTTCACCAACTCCAACATTAACAATTTCTTGAGGGTTATCATAGTTGTTCATTAGATAAACACAAGCATCTGCTAGATCATCCACATACAAGAACTCACGAAGTGGAGAACCATCACCCCAACAGGTAACAGTAGGAAGTAATTGAGTCTTTGCTTCGTCAAATCTACGAATCAAACCGGGAAGAACATGCGATTTCTCTGGATGGAAATTATCATTGATTCCATATAGATTGCAAGGCATAGCAGCAATAGCATTAAAACCATACTGCTCATGATAAGACTGACACATCTTAATACCAGCAATCTTTGCAATTGCATAAGAATCATTTGTTGGTTCTAATGACCCACAGAGAAGATACTTTTCTTTAATTGGAAGGTCACAATACTTTGGATAAATGCAAGATGAACCTAGAAATAAAAGTTTCTTTACACCGGAACAATACGCAGTATCAATGACATTGTTCTGAATCATCAGATTGTCAAAGATCATTTCACCTTTATAGTTTTTATTGCCGAGGATACCCCCAACTTTTGCTGCTGCTAAAATAACATACTCAGGTTTATGAATAGAGAATAGATTTTCTACTGCTTCCCTATCACGAAGATCACATTCACTACTAGGAATAAGAACTAGATTATTATATCCTTCGTCTTTTAATTTACGCACAATTGCTGATCCAACAAGACCATTGTGACCAGCAACATAGATTTTAGAATTACTGTCCATATAACACCATGTCCTCAATAAGTTCGTCAAAAGAAATTTCGGGTTCCCAACCAAGTTCAGTCTTTGCCTTGGTAGGATCACCAAGAAGAGTTTCAACTTCTGCCGGACGGTAATATTTAGGATTTACTGAGATGATGGTTTTTTTAGTATGCTTATCCATACCAATTTCATCATCACCCTTACCAACCCATTCAATAGTAAATCCAAAGTAAGGAGCAACTTTTTCAACAAATTCACGAACTGAATATTGTTCACCAGTTGCAATTACAAAATCATCAGGTTTATCTTGCTGTAGCATCAACCACATTGCTTTGACATAATCTTTAGCATGTCCCCAATCTCGTTTTGCATCTAGATTTCCAAGATATAAAACTTTTTGTTCTCCTACGGAAATGCGGGACAGACCTCTACAAATCTTACGAGTTACAAAAGTTTCACCACGACGAGGTGATTCATGATTGAATAGAATGCCTGTACAAGCATACATCCCGTAGGACTCACGATAATTTTTAGTCAACCAATAAGCATAGACCTTTGCACAACCGTAAGGTGATCGTGGATAAAAAGGTGTAGTCTCCGACTGAGGAGTCTCTTGAACTAGTCCATACATCTCAGATGTTGATGCTTGATAGATACGGCAAGTTTTTTCCATACCAAGAATACGAACTGCCTCAAGGATACGAAGTGTTCCAAGGCCGTCCACATTACCAGTATACTCAGGCATCTCAAAAGAAACCTTTACATGACTCTGTGCAGCAAGATTATAGATCTCATCTGGTTTTGTTTTCTGAAGAACATGTATGATGTTTCCAGAATCAGTTAGATCCCCATAATATAGTTTTACCCTTTCATGATCAAAAATATGATCAATTCTATGGGTATTAATCATTGATGCTCTACGAACAATACCATAGACCATGTATCCTTTTTCAAGCAGTAACTCGGCAAGATACGAACCATCTTGACCGGTTATACCCGTAATCAATGCTGTCTTCATTTTTTTAGTCATATTATCTACAATTATACTGCTGTTGCTTGCATTAGTCAATATCCTCCATAATATTAAAAGAAAAAGTTAGTCTCATATCAGTTCTTGTCGGATCTGATCTAACTTCATGAACCAAATAACTTGGGAATAAGATAACATCACCATCATCTACATCCATGGCGTGTAAATCTGTATAAAAAGATTCCATCAGAGGTCCCATGTCTGAAGGTACTGTAGTTTTCATATACCTATGTGGTGCATGAAAAAGTGTTGACGAAGCTCCTTTATGATAATAAATTCCACACCAGTAACAATTTACAGCTCCAGATCCACAAGCATGGTCATGAGGTTCTTGTCCTTGATTATCATGATATACATTATACCAAAATTGATCCATAAAAATATTATGGGGCAATTGAAGTTGCATTAGAGTTTTAGAAATATCCTCTAACAATTCTTCTCTTAGTCTATCATTAACATCCTTATCAATATAAGGATCATCTTCCTCAGTAAAAGGAAAACTCGTATTCAAAGAGATTTCCCACCCATCAGGAATTCTTTCACTCCTCTCGATGAATGGAAAATCGTATTGATCATGCTTTGTAAATTTGAATTTAACAATAGGGACAGAGAATAATCTCTTCAATTCAATTGGCATAAAACATTAAGATAGTTTTTCTATTAATGCTTCTAATCTATCTTCTAAACCTTTTACTCTTTCAAAGAGATTTGATGTCTTTCTAGGAGGTAGTGAAGGTAGATCAGATGCTTCTACTTTAGCAGCACCGTCACCACTAGTGCAAGGTACATGTGCCTGTTCTTCTAGTGCTTTTAGTCTTGCTTCAACTTCAACATCATATTTTGACATTGCTGCACCACTTGCAGACCTTGCTGCTTGTCCTTTACTTGCCATTGTTTGTTCATTGAACGTCATATCGTATTTATCATAAAAAAAGAGGGAGAAGTTCCCTCTGGGTCTTGCCATGCACGCCACTAATTCTTTAACTGGAAATTAGAAACCAGACGGGAGTTTCCTCCATCCGCACCACTAATTCTTTTAGGAAATTAGAAACCTAATAGGGTCATATTGACTCCACCAGTCCTGTTATAGTCCATCCGTGACTCTATTGTAATCATCTTCAATTCTTATAATATCAGATTCTTCACATTCACCTTGCTGAATTTCAAGAAATTCAACCCCATCAACACCAGCCTGAAGTCTATGTATAAGTCCAATAGGAATATGAAAATTATCCTTTGGCATAACACTTTTCATTTCTGATCCCAAAGTAATAGTTCCAGTTCCAGATAAAATATACCAGAACTCTTCTCTCTTACAATGTTTTTGTAGTGAGAATCTTTGATTAGGAGATATTTTTATAATTTTAACAACTCGAAAGTAATTTCTTTCTAAGTCTTTATACGATCCCCAAGGTTTATTAACTATATCCATTTTACGGAGTGCCCCGACCAGTGCTGTTATAGTCCATCCGTGACTTTATATTTCTTCTGTTTTTTAACTGGATCATGATAATAGAATGGAGATCTATTCTTCCAGGTTTTACTAGGAAAATAATAGTCTTCTATAATAAGACCATTGATAGGTTTAGTATGAAGAACCTCAAATGCTTCCTCATATGTATTCAAAATTGGTTTACCTGCAGTATTAAAGGATGTATTAAGTATCACTGCAAAATTATGTATATCAGACATTGCACATAGAAGTTCATAAATGAATTCATTTTGATCTTCAGTTACAGTTTGAATTCTAGCAGTACCATCAACATGAGTAATTGCATGAAGAATATCTCTATATTCTTCTCTAACTGGTACGGAATATGTCATATGTCTAGATTCATATTCCCATTCAAAGTATTTTTCAGCATCTTCTAGTCTTACAATGGGAGACAAAGGTCGATACATTTCCCGATTTTTTATTTTTTGATTCATGACCTGCTTTGCTGCAGGGTGTGCTGCTGAGCAAATTAAACTACGATTACCAAGAGCTCTTGGTCCAAGTTCAGATCTATCACGAACAACTCCAAAAACTAGTCCATCAAATAGTTTCTGTGCTATTTCTGATGGATCATAATTTTTAACTTTTGGATATTTACCAAGATAATGTGGGAGTTTGTACTTATCCCATACTTCTGGTCCAAGATAAGTAGCATCTACCTGTTCATATGGTTTTACTACCTTCAATAGACATCCAAGAGCAATGCCAGAATCATTAGGATTTGGTGGAACAAAAACTTCTCCTTCACGCAATTCTGCAATTTTAGTATTGTTTAAAATATTTAAAGCACATCCACCTGTTAAAATTACAGGATAATCATGATAAGTATCTAAGAATGGTTTTATTTCATCATAAAATAATTCTTCAAATACAAATTGATTCGATGCTGCAACATCTCTAGCATCTTTTTCATTGAAGAATCCAGGACCATCTAGTTCGTGATGTAATGGATTATCGGGATTTCCTGGATACATGTTGCGGTATCCAACTCCAAATAATTTACAAAATGCGTTAGCAGCATTCTGCACATCATCTTCAGTTCTTGCTAGATAAAATTCTCTAAATTTCTCAACATATTCTTCTCTTGGTTCTCCATATGCAGCATATCCCATTAATTTACCAGGATATACCAAATTACCAGTATAAATTTGCTCTCTTCTTATGAAAGGAATATAATGACCACATGCCATATAGGATGTTGCATAATCACGCTCACCAACATATAATTTCTTTAAAGGTTCTTTCCTGTCTTCAGCCAAATATATGTTAAAAAACTTTTCTTCCGAACCTCCATCAAAAGAAATTATTAGTGCATTTTCATATGGAGACTGATAGAACGCACTAGACGCATGTGCTTCATGATGAGGTACATGTTCAACATTACCGTAATCAAATATATCATCAAAATCGATTACATCGATTTCTTCAGGGTTTGGCATACAGTTGATTGCTATGGTTTCATACCTTTCTGCACCATACCTCTCCATGAAATAATTTTTTACATGACGAAGTACTTCTACTGGATTAGAAAAAGATTCGTAAAAGAATAGTCCACTATTTTTTACTCCCATTAATCTTTCAATTTCTACAACTTCAAGAATTTCTTCATCCTCTGAAATTGCGACTGAAGCATTATGAGCTCCATGAATGCCAAGATTAAACATATTTAAATTACTGCTTACTACATGTATCTTTGATATAACAAGGGACACGTTCTGGATCAAGCCATTTAGTATACTCCAGATCTTCCATAGCAGTCAAAAGTTGCATCTGATTATCTAAGAGATACATATCACGATATCTCTTAGTATAACTATCTGCTTTTTGAATACGATAGTCTGGCATACCATTGATTTCCAATGTGCCACATTCAACATACCTATAAGGAAACCTTTCAAGTATAATGTTCATTATTTATCAACCAACTTCTACGGCAGACAAATCTTGATATAGACATTCCATAAGCATGTCATAATCGTCAAGAGGTTCTCCAGAGAACTGGACTCCTTCATTTTCATAGTAACGACGAACTTTTTTGAACAGTTTGGGGTTCTTCACATCAAGAAGAAAATCTCCTTCCGAAGCTGCACGGAGAGTTTTGATATCTTTCTTGAATTTTGTCGTGATATTCATTGATTTGATGAAATTACAAATTGAGTATAGGATAAAAGGAGTCGAATGTCAACTCCAATGCAGGTTGTGAGGATCGAACTCACCTTAGCCAAATTATGAGTTTGGTGCATTCACCAGATTGCTAAACCTGCCGATGAGATCAGGATGCCTGATCATGTGTATGATACCACTCTAGGTACTCATCTGTGTCATCCTCTTGTACCACTTCTTCATCTGGTTCTTGGGACGATTCTTGATTCTTTGTCGTTGACTGTTTCTCGATCATAGTAATTTTTGAATTCTATTGGATTTCTAAATGCACATTTTAAATCTTCAAGATCATATTCTTCATAATCCCAATCTTCTGGCATCCAATGAAAGTACATATTTCTATAATACTTTCCAGTAAATGGTTCTATCCTACCATGCAAACAAAGACTTTCATAAAATAGCATTTCACCAGGTTCAAAATAAACTTTGTGGTGATTGTGATCATGATCCCAAAAATCTAATGGCCAATTTTTTTTAGATTTTTGATCTACAAAAATGATTACACTAATTATATGAGTTTCAACTCTATCCCTATGAAGATGTAAAATTGAATTTCTAATATAATTTCTTACTCCATATCCCCAAGTCATCTCAAGATCTTGACCACACCAGTCTTCAATCATTGGGGTAATACTTTCATAACAATGATTATATAACTCAGCACTTATATCTGTCTTAAATGTATAAGGTCTATTTGATCCACGAACGGATATTCCACCATTACAATATTCGTTTACAACAGGATCCCATTCAATATCGTCATCAACCTTAGTAAATTCCATTACATCATATTCATCCATAAGATGAGAATATAAGTCGTCAGGAATCTTTACTTTTTTAAAGGGGACATCATTAAAAATTGGAGGTAGTATGTCTTCACTCATATTCGTTTACCAACTCACCATCAATTTCTTTCATCCACTGATAATGGGATGATTGATTCCAATGCCATTCATTTTCTGGCATTCCTGACCAAGGAATAGCACTACTAATATCTTCATCAGGTTCCTCTGGCATATGATTGATTCCCATCCAATCATCAGCTTGCCTACCATCAAGTCCTCTCATAACATTGATTCTTTTGGTAAATGTTGAAAAATATGTTCCAAAGAAATTTTCTGATTGGGCACAAATTACCTGATCCAAAACTGCAATGTCCAATTCGGTTGGTTCAAAATTTTCACCATAATCAAATTTAAAATCTCTGAAGAAATAAATTTCACGATTTTTTCTTAAGTTTCTGAAAAATCCTGTACTAACTTCATCAGTAGCAATGTATATCGGTAGACTAGGATCGTAGAATGGAGTATCCTCAACAACTTTTAATAATTTTTCTGGTCCGTCAAAACATTCTATTTCATTTGGTCTAGAATCTAGAAAGTCATTTCTACGAACATGTATAGCATTATATGGACCAATTTCTTGTCTAACGAAATCAGAGTATTGATAGTATCTATCATGGTATTTAAACACACGATTAACTCTATCCTTCATTTCATTCCTTTGATCAGCATCTCCTGGATATACACTATACCAATAATGCCCAAATAAGTTATTTTCAAAGTGTAAGAATTTCTCGTTACAATCAAGTTCAATAATTTTTCTACTAAGAGCAAAGTTTTTTAAATCTTCACTACCATCATTTTTGTTAACAAGAACTTCATGACCATTTACTTCGGTTGGATCAGTAGGTTCAAACCTAAAGTTATTTAAATCCAGTTTAATCTTTTCAATTTTTCCAGTATAAGAGTTCCTAGATTGCATTAACTGATGCTTTCCACGAAACTCAGGGACTTGTCTATGTTCAACACAATCAAAGTTTTGTAGTAAAACATTTTTATCAAATATTTGCCAGAAGTCAACCCAATCTTTTTTATTTTGGGATTCACAAATAAATAACATCCAGCAATCAGGAGGAAGAATTACAGTTCTTCCTGTAATATGAGCAATAGCAAGAAACATTTCATAAGACATGATAATGTTAGCTAGTCCAGAAAAGTATGGACTAAATGAAATGTATTTTCTCTTATCATCGATCATTTAATTACCTCAATTTTGGTCCTAGCATCCATGTAACCAACGAAATTCTTTGCCCACTAGTAACTGGTGTTACACGATGTGGAATTCTAGAATCAAAGATAATCATTGATCCCATTGTTTTAGGTGCAACAATAAGATTGTTATGATAATCAATAAACTCTAAATCACCACCCTTGAATTCTGAAGGATCAGTAACTAGAAGACTGGCACTTAGTTTACGAGTATAACGATTATCCTCTACAGTTCCATAGTCAGAATGCCATGTATAGTGATCACCTGGCATATATTTAGTTACTTGAACTCCATCCAAAGATCCAAGTTCATATTCCCATTGTTCTTTGTTTGCAATATTGAAATAGTGAGAAAAAATAGAAGAGCACCAGTCATCCTCATACATCCAAGAAACTTTTGAATTTCTTTCCTCCATTGAAATCCTGCCTTCATCCCAATCTCCTACAGATGCAGTTGCATATGAATCTCGATGCTTAGGCAATTCCTCAATCATCAAAGTGACAAGTTCTTTCGGAATTACTTGCTCATAAAATATCTGAGAATCGGCAATAATATGCTTATTTGATGGATCCATTTTAATCAATTAAAAATAAATGTTGCAAGTGGTCGAGGTGACAGGATTCGAACCTGCGGCCTGCTGTTCCCAAAACAGCTGCGCTACCAAACTGCGCTACACCTCGTTTGTGATATTATATATCATCATAAAAAATATGTCAATCACAGTGAATATTCTTTCAATATATCTAGAACTTTGTTTAATGCTTCGTGATGACCATCATGCCAGTCCCCATTTTTATCTTCGTGTTGTCCATTGTATAAAGAATTTTTTAGTTTATAAATTCTCGCTTCTAAATCAATTTTTCGCATACGCGCTCGGGGCATCCTGTTCCGGTTCAATTTATTCATTATATAGCAACTATATTCAAGATTTCAAGTAGTTTGTATGTCGAAACTACTTACAGTTATCATTTCCTAACTTTTCTCTGATTCTTCTTCACCATGACCCAAATTTTTTAAATTTTTCATTGGATCTGGTTGTCCACTTACAATGGCACAAGCTCTTTTGTAAAAAAAGTTATCTGTTGTACCGTTTTCTTCAAATGTTTCTTTAATAGTTTTCCAGTTCTGAAATTCGTCGGGATGCATTTGCATGAGTAGTTCCTAGTTTTGTACTTTACCTAATTTCAAAATTAAGTTTACGAACCTTTCTTTTCCTTCGGTTCTCCTGATACTCTAGATCAGCTTTTGACAAAGAGTTGTCATTTTTTATACTACCTTCAGATTTAGTTATGACTACTTCATTTAAATCTAAAGCAGAAATCTTATCATCTCTAAGAATCATCTGATTTGAGCATCCACAGCACTGAATTTTACTAGTGCTAATCAATTCAATATTGCAAAGTTTGCATCTAACGGATAACATAATCTTACTTTCATTATGCCCTATTTATGCATTTTGATACTAAAAAAGCGGGTGACGGGAATCGAACCCGTGACATCTGCTTGGAAGGCAGAAGTTTTACCTCTAAACTACACCCGCATACGATTCCGGTAGGATTTGAACCTACGACCAACGCATTAGAAGTGCGATGCTCTATCCACTGAGCTACGGAACCAATAAAGTTAATTATAACACAACTAACTTAGATATAAAAGATCGATTTCTTCATCCTCTAACCATTCATAGAACTCTGCAGAAATAGCAACTGCATCCTCCATATCATCTACTTTGGTAATTCTTTTCTCAGCCCATGCAATATTATGTTGTATGCAACTGATAACTTTGGAATCCATTGAACTCTCTCTTACCCTCATAGTATAACCCTAATCGTCATCCTCGTCAAGCTCCTCCGGTTCAAGAGTAAAAGATACTCTATACATTATTCTAGGATTCTCTCTTGTATAAAACTCATCTATATGTGGTTGATGAAGTATTCTTGAATCATAGAAAATAGCATCATTAAATCCATATTCATGATCAAATAGATGGTCTATAGTACCATCATTAATTCTGCTATTAAATGTTTCTTTAGTAATATCAGATGAATAATCATAATATTCTTTTGTCAATTCTTCATCAAGAAAAACTTCTCCCTTAAAACTCCAAAATCCAGTTCTAACATTTCTTTGATTTAAATTTACTACCCCAAGAATCACTGGATTTACATTATCTTCAGCATCATTGTGTGGTAGTAGACATTGATTTGAAACAATACTATTTGGATCTTTATTATACTTTACTACATTTCCTGTGTAAAAGTAGATATATTCACTTTCAGATCTTTCACCATCATAACCCCAGTCAAATATCTCCTCTGCAATATGTACTGGAGTCCACCATGGCATTTTTAATGACATCAATCCCGGTTTTCCACTACCAGTAGATTCCCAAACACTTAAAAGTTTTTGAAAATCCAATACCAAATCTGGATATTTAAAAATATTTCTTACAATAGTAATATCTTCATCATGTTCCTCAACAGTATAGTTTTCATTTAGTTGTGAACTGTATGCCCAAATATCATCAAGTGTTTTCATAATAATCTTTCCTGAAATAACGACTTAAAATATTACTATTATAATATGCTGGTTGTCCATTAAGAGACTCTGTAAGGACATTATTTAAAAATAACTGCCTTGTTTCTTCAAAGTTAGTTTTTCCCTTTGTTTCATGTAAGGAAAGAATCTCTCTTTTGAAAAGCATCTTATTTCCAACCAATTTAATATCTTCCTTTAGTTCTGGACACGATCCGTAATACCGTTTCCAGTCACTCTCCTGTTTAACTTTTCGTTTCTTTCCCTTTGGCGTTCTAAACGACCAAAAATACTTTCTACCAATGTACTGTCGTTGGTTGGTGAGATTGGTAATACGGTAAACAAACCCAAAGTAGTCACCAACATCACAACTATCAAAACTTCGTTCCAATAGAGTCCAAGGATTTTCATAACTCATTAATGGACTGAATATATTTCATATATTTAGATTCAAATTAAATGACACAATTATCTTATCATCATCACTATTATTTGGAGGAGATCTATGTTCAAGACCAGAATCAAATAAAACAATATCACCTTCAGATACATCCGGTGTAACGCATCGTTTCCCACATACAAATTCAGTAGTGACACTATTGTCTCTTAATTTTAAATAAAATATTCCAGCAATCTGACAGGTTTTTGATTTGTGAATGTGAAAATCATGAAAAGATCCACTCTTCTTATTATAAATTTGATACCAAATGGTATTCATTTCAAATGGAGCACGAATATATTCGTAAATAATTGGTTCAAGATATATTTCAAACAATTTATTTAATTTTTGATCACGATTACCAGCATAATATGAAGTATCTGATATGTTATCGTAATTATTGACAGTATTTGAATTGCTTTTTATATACTTTAAAAATTTTTTTCTAATCCTTGGTTCAATATTGCTTATAGTGAACATAATAAAAGAAATACCATTTCATATTTAGATATTAAAAAAACCCCGAAGGGTTTTTTATTTTTAATTTAGTAGCATTCTACAAATTCGCTTACATTCATTTTGTTTTAAAGTATCACATTCAATTAGACACTCGTAGTAATCGTTAATTTTTTGGTTTTCTGACTCTAGTTCATTGATTGTTTCTTCTAAATGCCTCCACTCATCAAACTGTGACCTGGATAGTAAGTTATGCACGATAACACTCCAAATTAAATTTTAGTTTCAAATAACAAAGTTATTATAATCAGAACATCTTTAAAGCCTTCCAGTTCGTTTTATATAGGGAAGTTTGTGTATCTTCATATACATTTTTTTCTTTTTTACAAAAGTATAAAAAAAGAGAGGGTTGTTAACCCTCAATCATGTTTATGTTTAAGTTTTAATAAGTTATATCTTATGACTTCATGTGGAAGATAAGGTTGAGGACCAAACCTAAGCAGTCTAAGATCCTCATCAGACAATTCTACAGTCGTATCTGCCATCAGGGCAATTGCCCATTGTTCCATCATAGTTTGAATCCAGAGAAGGTGTCTGCCTTAACATCTTGCTTGATACCACCGACAACATAGGACTCAACCTCAGTCTCCTGTGGTGCCACCTGGAGACCCTTAGAGGAGATCCAGTGCTGTGTCCAAGGAAGTGGATTCGCAGATGCAGCAACATCATACAAGGGTTTCAGACCAACTCCTTTTAGACGACGATTGGCAATCCACTCAACATATTTCTTGAGTAGTTTATCATTCAGACCAATCATAGATCCGTCTCTGAAGAGATATTCTGCCCATTTCTTTTCTTCATTCACTGCATTCCTGAACAAAGAATAGGTCCACTCTTCTTCTTCCTTCATGATCTGTTGCATTTCAGGATCATCACCTCTCTTCCACTTGCTCAAAATGTTTTGAGTAATAGCAAGATGCTGATTTTCATCTCTTGCAATTAGTGAGACGATTTTTGCTGAACCTTCCATAAGTTTGAGTTCACCAAAGGCGAAAGAACAAGCAAAACTAACGTAAAACCTAATACCTTCAAGAACATTAACGTTTGCAACTGCTCTGTAGAGTTTTCTTTTAACATCTCTGAGATCGTCTTGTGCGTTTGGAACATGATCTAAATTATGCTTCCATTGAGGACCATTGCCATACTCTTGAGCATGAGAGATAAAGTCATCGTAACTTGAAGTTACACTCTTTGCACGATCTAGAATTCTATCATCAGTAACGATCTTATCAAAAACCTCAGAAGGATCTGCATAAACATTTTTAATAATGTAAGTATAAGAACGACTATGGATCATCTCCATAAATTCCCAAACAGTCATACATGCTTCTAGTTCAGGTAAAGAACAGTATGGTAAGAATGCCATACCAGGACCACGACCTTGAACAGAATCAAGCATAATCTGATACTTCAGATTAGAGGTATAGATATGTTTTTGTTCTGGACGAAGAGTTTGATAATCACCACGATCTTTCTGCAAGGAAACCTCTTCAGGTCTCCAGAAATATCCTAGTTGTTGTGTAGTTAGTTTATCAAAAATAGGATACTTATACGAATCATATCTCTGAACACCCAATGGTTTCCCAAAGAACATTGGTTGTTTTTTTGTATCTACTTGTTCCGTATTAAATACGGTCATCCCTTTGATGTCTGTATTCTGTGGTAGTTTAAACTGAACAGCTGTCACAAGTTTCCTCCTCTGCGTTGCTTAGTTCTTCGATTAATTCGTTAAGTTTATTTTGTTTTTCATCTAAGACCTCATCAGTCTTATTATCATAAGTATTCTGATAGTAAGAAGTTTTCCAACCGTATTTGTATGTGGTTAGAAGATCATTTGCCATTTGAGAAACAGGAACTTCATTATCTGGATAGTGTTCTGGATTATAACTCCAGTTACCAGATATTGCCTGATCAAAAAATTTCTGCATCACAGAAACTACATTAATATAACCCTTATTACTGGGCATATCCCATAGAAGTGTGTAGTTATTCTTTAATGTGGTGTATGACGGAACAATCTGCTTAAGAGGTCCCTTTTTCGATTTTTTAACGGACAAGTATCCTCTAGGAGGTTCAATTCCATTTGTTGCGTTTGACACAACGGAAGAACTCTCTGAAGGCATTTGTGCGGACAGTGTTGAGTGCCGTAATCCGTAGGTTGTGATAGATGTCCTAAGACTATCCCAATCATGTTCTAACTCCTGGTTTGTAATTTCATCTACGTCCTCTTTATATGTATCGATGGGAAGAATCCCATCAGCGTACTTGGTTCTAGAGAAATATTCACAAGCACCCTTTTCTTTAGCAACTTCATTAGATGATTTTAGAAGATAATATTGGAAGGATTCAGTTAAACCATGAACAGCATCCCATGCTTCCTGTGAATCATAATTAAACCCAAGTTTAGCAAGATAGTGTGCAAGACCAATAAAACCAATTCCAAGAGATCTCCGTGCCTTTGTAGCAATCTCTGCTGCTCTGACAGGATACTCTTGATAGTCAATAAGTTCATCTAGAGCACGAACAGAGAGATCACATAGATTTTCTAGTTCAGCATCAGACTTAACTTTACCAATATTAATTGCGGAAAGAATGCATAAGGCAATCTCACCTTCACCATCAATATGCTGAAGTGGTTTTGTTGGTAAAGTGATTTCTTGACAAAGATTAGACATCTCAACCTTATCTTTAAATGATGAGTGAGAATTACAATGGTCAATATTCATAATGTAAATACGACCAGTCTCTGCTCTTTCTTTGAGAAGATTTAGAACAAGTTCTTGACCCCCAATTGTTTTTCTAGGAATAGACTGATCCTGTTCGTAACCCAAATATAGTTCATCAAACCCATCAGTGCCAAAAGCATCGTAAAGACCCGGAACATCGTGAGGACTGAAGAGAGAAATTTCTTCATCCCTAATAAACCTCTCATAAAAAAGTTTAGAGATTTGAATGCTGTAGTCGAGCTTTCGGACACGATTATCTTCTGTCCCTTTATTATTTTTGAGTACAAGGATATCCTCTATTTCTTGGTGCCAGATTGGAAAGTGGACAGTCGCTGATCCGCCTCGTATGCCATTCTGAGTGCAACATCTGACAGTAGATTCAAACTTTTTGAGGAAAGGGACA